TCCGCTGCTGCCTTATCCGCTGCTGCCTTATCCGCTGCTGCCTTATCCGCTGCTGCTTCTGTCTCTTGAGCTATTAATGTATCCATCTCAACCTGCTGCTGCCGCTGCATCTCTTCCTTAGCCTGCGTCACTGCGTTCCGTAATTTTTCTATTATAGAAGTCTTACGTTTTTTCAAGTTGTTATTATCTTGACTGTTAAGTTTATTTTGTTCTTCATTTAGTATTGAGTTGAGTTCTGTATGGTTATTTATATATGGGTTTATTTTAGCTAAAAAATCACGCTGCCAATTTTCGAATTTTTCGTCTTCCTCTTTGCGGCGGGCGCGAACAGCCTCCTGTGCGGCCACGCGCTTCTCCTCATCCTTCTGTATCCTCGCTTGGCGCATTGCCTCCTTCTGCTCCTTTATCGGTTTTTCGGCCACCTCTAGTTGATTTTTATATTTTTCATATAATTCATTTGCTCTATTATATAAGTCGGTTACTTTAGTTAATAATTTTGCCCTTTTGTCGCGGGCACGGGGATCGAAATATCTTGGTGGATTCTGGCTTTCGTGTCCCTGCGCCCATAATTTTATACCCTGGAGCGAGTTGACTTTATTGCCTATCCACGGTGTATGTATTTGTAGGCCGACGACCGAGTTATATTTTTGTGTATTTTTCCATTCTTGTACCGGCTGCACGTAGTAATCGAGACCAAGTATGTCATACAAACTGTTTTTAATTTTCTTCAATTCATCGATATTATTTTTGTTATTCTCAAATTTTTTGTCATATTCATTGATTTTTTTTTCTGCGCTATCAAGCTGTTCATTAAATACCTTAATCCTTCTGGGATCGCCCAAGACGCCGCCTCTTTTACTTCGTCTCTTAGTATGTTTCTTTCTGTGTTGTCTTTTCATTCTTGTAGCCATATATAAATTGCTTAGAAAAAAATATAATTATAATTGAGAGAACATATTTTGTGTTCCGCTATTTGACATATAATCATTAGCCGAAACAATTTCATTATTTCCCTTATTCTCTTTTAGTTCTTTAAAAAAACTTTTTAATTCATCTCTCATTTCATTTGTATCAATATCTTTATCATTGGAAGTAATAGACGCGGTTGTTTCCTGCGATATAAGTTCCTCAATATTTTTATAGCTAGCCGTTGGTTGTTGCACTAAATCTTTAACTTTTGGAACTGTCAATGTATCTTTAAAAAAAATAAATAAATGATGTGCTAACATAATTAATATTAGTGATATAATGGTCCATGTAACTAACCCACTAAACATCAAATATATATAATTTAATATAGTTTAATCCTTTTTATTACGGAATTATTAATTTATATATCTAATAGTGCTACATATTCTCGAATATCGTTCTTTACATTATTACAAACGTTATTTGAATTAATTGCAAAATACATATCTATTACCCTATTTTTATTATAAAGCACTACTAAAGTTACTAACGATTTATTGTCAAATTTATATTCTACTTGTTCAATTTCTCTAATAATATGATTATATGGAAGTGATTGAATATTCTTTTTAGTTAATACACCTTTATCAATCATATATTTTCGATTATCTAATATAAAAGATTCAATTACCTTATCTTCAGGAAACAACTGGAATAATTTATCATTTTGAATCCTAAATATCCCATCTTGCGAATAAATTTCTCTATAATTTGTGGTTCGTTTTATTAAATTTGATTTATCTAATATATTAGGTAGTCCACAAGAGAGATATATCCTCATGATATAATTATACTAGATAAACTATTTAAACTGATTTGTGTACATAAATTAGTATGGTGCAATTTTTAAAAATAGAAAAAGATGGAACAATTAAAGAAGAACAGATTATTACTGTAAATGAACTATATAAAAAATGCAATTTTCGTAAAGCAGAAGGTTTCAATAAAATATGTGAGTTTATTGATGGTTCAAACAGACTGGAGTTATGGGGACGTACTAGTGGGCGAATGAACATTAAAAATATGTATGATTTTCCGGAAAAAGTAAATAGTAATGTATATGGAATATGTGGACTAGTAGCTTTTGTTAATAATAAATTAGTTGATCTTACAACAACTCAATGGGAAAAAGTGTCTATAAATGTAGAAAATAATGATGATAAACCAGATGATGATGATGCAGATTCTATTATTCAAACGCATCAAGATAATAAAGTTTCTGAACAAGCAAGTGAAATTGCATCTATCAGTAGTTCTAGTGAATATGTAGATTCAGAATTAAAAGAGGATACTTATTTATATTCTAGTGAAGAAGAAGAAGAAGAAGAAGAAGAAGAAGAAGAAACTGCAGGAGATAACTAATTATTTATTATCATTTAAAATTGATAATAAATATAATTTAAATCTATTTAAATAATTATAGATAATGCGTTCAGTAACTGAACCAGACGTATTTCGTACAAATGTAAAACTAAATCTTGGAGAAATATTAGATAATACAAAGGCTGGTGATAATCTAGAACGAGGTATATATAATGCTGTATTACAAATTGCTGATGAAAAAAATATAGTCAAAAAATGGGAAAATGTATATTTTGTGCAATTATATATTGATAAATTTCGAAGTTTATATATTAATTTACAAAAACCTGAAGTAAAACAACTTATTACCAATAAGCAAATAAAACCACATAAATTAGCATTTATGACACACCAAGAAATGCAACCATCTAGATGGGCTACACTTATTGAAGACCTTAAGATTAAAAATCAAAACAAATATACTCCTAAAATTGAGGCATCAACAGACAATTTTACATGTTATAAGTGCAAATCAAAAGAATGTAGTTATTATCAACTACAGACTCGAAGTGCTGATGAGCCTATGACAACATTTGTAACGTGTATTAAGTGTGGAAATCGTTGGAAGTGTTAGTAAGGTAAGACCCCCTCGTTAAAATCTTGTGTTATATATATGAAACTATGGGTTATATTTTTCTTTGTGGTATCAAATATAATGTGCTACACACCAATATTTAAATCAAATGATTATTCGTATAGATATGGTAGTAAACAGAGAAAATATTACAAAAAATTAATGAAATATTCAGGAAAAGTTCAAGATCACCATTGTATACCCAGACAGTTTCGCAATCATAAATTACTACGAGAAATAGGTTATGATGTAGATGCAGCAGTAAATTTAAAAATAATGCCAACAAAAAAAGGTATTATAAATTTAAATTTAGACCCAAATACAATGACTCATGATATGGGTCATCCTTTATATAATAAATTTGTAGGTAATCAATTAACAATTATACTTAATGAACCTACTTTAGATATGAAAAAATATCAGTTTTGGCTTTTTCTCTCTTTCTTAAAAAAAAATATGCAATTTAATACTGCGAATATTCCATGGTTATAAAAAGTCTAAAAGCATCTCTCTCTCTAATCTATCTATATTTTAAAATATCTAATTCTAGAGTAGTTGTTGCAAAATTCTCTTCACCATATATCTCTTGTAATAGTAACCATTCAAATAAGCCACCTATATAAATATATACATTGGTAAAACCTAACCCAGTTAATTGTTTATATTTGGTAATAATAGTTTCATCATTATTATTTTTTCCATAAATTATAATCATCTTATCTTTTTGTTTTTTTAAATAATCATTTAATACTTTAACTTCATTATTTATATCTATTGTTCCTGTTATTAAACACATTTGCAAATTATCCGGTAGAGTATTTATTATTAATGGATTATCTTTCATAGAATTTCGTAAGTCATCAAAATTAAATTTTTGTATTTGATTTGTGGAATTTATATTACCCATTTTTAAAATATAATAAGTAATCTAACTATATATTTAATTAGATTACATAGTTTTTATATATTAAATTATTTGCAAAATGTTGTTTAATTAAATTCTACCACAATCTCAACTTCTTCACGCTTAATACTTTTAGTTGCAGAAATTGATAACTCTTCACGCTTTTTTCTGGTTTTTTGTGTAGTAGGCTTCTTTTTAGCACTACTATTTCTACTATTCATATCAGCTTCTATTTCTGCATAGTTATTTTCTATATATTTAACAACACCATTTTGTAATGCCCATTTAAAAAAATTTAACTGACCTATTGTTGTTTGAATATATTTACCCTCTTCATATGGAATTGTTATTCGTTGCCATCTACAAAAAGGATCAAATCGCTTCTTAGAATAGGCTTTTAAATTTAATTTATAGTTCACATAAACCTTAAATCTATTATCATTTATATCATAAACAGTATAATGTTTTTTTGCATAGTTTGTAGCAAACCAATCTACAATTCGTAAAGATATTCGCGATTCACCATTTATTATACCTAACATCTTCTTCATATTAGAGCTATTATTCTCTCTGTAATATTCTAATAATTTATTTAATAGAACATCATTTTGTTTAGTATAACTCATTATTTAACTATGTATCAAACTTTTTTAAATACTTATTTTTCATATAGTTAATCAATTAATCCTTGTCTATATTTAAGGAATTTTTTGGTTTTAAAAATTTTTCTTGGTCTCCAATAACATCATTAAAATTTTTATTAATAAATGGATTAAGACAAGTTTGAACTATCATAGGCCGATCTCTAAGTTCTTGATATCTCTCTTCATTTATTTTCTCTTTTTTACGTGTATACGTTTCTGTTCTTTGTGGAATATTATCTATAATGTGATTGTCAGCATTGAATAAAGGTTTTTGACTTTTATGCGATTTTTGACATTTCTCTCCAGACCTCCATATAATAACTTCCATTTATCTAAAATATATATTATAATTTTAGATTATAATATATAATTATCATTATTAACTAGTTAAAATTCAACTATTCATATAATAAGATAATTATATGAATATTCAATCTATTGTTCATCATTTAGAAAAGAGAGAGCAAATTTTTAGTTTATTGTCTCAATTAACTACTACAGTTGTATTTGAACAATCTCGATTTAACAGTATAATACATTCACTCCCCAATAATCATAATATTTATGTCTATCTTAAAGACAACAAAATTGTGGGTATGATTACTTTATTCATTGAACAAAAACTAATACATAATGGCGCGGCAGTTGCTCATATAGAAGATTTAGTTGTTGATAATGAATATCAAAAACAAGGTATTGCTAGAGAATTAATCGAGCATTGTTTATCTCAACTTCAAACTAATACATGTTATAAGGTTATTTTAGACTGTAAAAGTGATTTGGTACCCTTTTATGAAAAATTAGGATTTAAAGAAACAAATGTGCAGATGAGTAAATATTTTTAATGTAAATATAATATTCTAATATTATATATGCGTGAACGTATCATTAAATTTGAAAAAGGTCCAAATAAAAAAAAATATACAGCATATGTTCAAGATAAACACACTAAAAAAGTACGAAAACTACATTTTGGTCATAAAGATTATCAACAATATAAAGACCGAACACCATTAAAACTATACAAACATAAAAATCATGAAACTAGAAAACGCATGCAAAATTATTTTTCTAGACATTCTGGAACAAAAAAACGTGGAGAAGCAATAAAACGAGAGAAGCGTAAAAGTAAGGGATATTATACTCCAAAAATCTTAAGTCATATTTATCTTTGGTAATTAGAATCGATTTACTCGACCTTTTCTATATTTAGTTCGTCTAGCTTTTGATATGCGTTTTTTTCCTAATTCTTATGAGTAAGCGGTGTTTTTTTAGTTATTCGATAAGTTGGTCTATAAATATCATGTTTATATTTATACCCTACCTTGCCACGCTGATTTACCCATTTCTCTCTAAACCACCTAGTTAGACCTCTTTTTTTTGTTTTTTTACCAATGTAAGGATTTTTTTTACGACCATATTTTTGTTGAAATTTTTTTTTATATGTACTAACTAACATTCCACTTCTATACGCGCTATGTTTTGGATATTTCTTATATAATTTTTTTTTAGTTTTATTATATAATTTCATATCTCTCGGTCTAGCTACCATATATTAAATATAAACATAATATTTTGTTTGTATTTAATGCTTTGTTTTAGGCTTTCTCTTTCTAGTTTTGTTTTTTCTCTTTCTCTTTCTAGTTTTCTTTTTATGAGATTTGCCCCCATTTTTCCAAGGATGGAATCTTTGGTTTCTTTGCCCCATTCGGCCTTTCGCAGTTCGCATGGGTCTACCACTATTTTTAGGATGATACTTATCAATATGTGGTTTATTCATTCGATAACAACGATCGCCATGTATACAGCCTTGAGAGACTGCTGTGATTGGCTCGGGTTCGGCTGCAGCAGGTTCTGGGTTTAAGAGTTTATATATTTTTTCATTAATTGGAAGTGTCCAATGATTTTTATGGTATTTTTCTAAATGTTTTTCATCTCTGGACTGCGTCAGGGTTTGTAGTCTATTCGGGGGGTAGCGTTGTATGAACCTACAATCATCACCAAATGGACAACTAGAACCCATATTTAAAGGAACTGAGTCGCCACTTTGTAACGCCATAAAAAAATGTTGTAGAGTTTCTAAGATTTCTTTATCATTATGGTTTTGTGGATTAAGATTATCAAGTATATTTATTATATTTTGTTGAAAATCTTGATGATTTTTTTCACTTTTAAATTTATCTTCCATTGCCTGTATAAGTTGCGGTTTGTTGTCTTCGTTATAACTATCATAAATATTTTTCAAACGCATCTTTTCTAAAATATCATCTAAAGTATTATCTGATATAAATAGCGGTGAAAACATCTAATATATATTTAGATTTTATACCAAAATAATAGTCTATTAGTATTTTTGGCATAATTTATAAAATTTTTCGAAATATAATAATTGCAGCAAGAATTATTAACAAAAATATATATATATAACTTAAAATAAGTCTAAATCGCCATTGAGAAATTAATAAAACATCTAATTCTGTCAAATTATTTTTTTTAGTAATAAATTTTAAATAATTATTAAAATCTTTAGACGCAGTATAACCATAAAATACACTATAAATAATCATACAAACAGCTATTAATTTAATACGGTATTTATATTCTGCAAAGCGGTTACTAAATATTATCACTGTTAGAGCAATTGATGAAGTTGTAAACATATTTCTAATTTCAGAAATATAACCATTAAATATTGTTTGAGCATGAAGTGAACTAAGCATTATTATATGTTTAGATTTTTATGTTTTTACAATCTTTAATTGCTTTGTAAACAAAAATTTGTCTTTATTTTGACAGCGACGTTGCAAATTACAACGTAAACAACTTACAACAACATTTTCAGCAGAATGATTTAAATCATTATCTATTCTATCTAAAGTCCACTGCTCCATATCTCTTACTTTATTATAAAAAATTAGCATATTACATTTACAGTAATAACATTTTAATTTACTTGTAACTAATTTTTCAATCGTTTGTTCTTGATTAATGTTATCTTCTCCATACTTATTTTTATTAATATCTTGGGTCTTATAACTTGCGATTTTTTTATCAATTTCTCTCAATAATTCTTTTTTATAAGAAAAATCCTGTGTAGAATCGAGATATAATTTATTAATTAATGATATTTGCTTTCTAGTTTCAAATAATTCATTTGGTATATCTTGCATACAGTCTCGAACAGCTACTATTGTTTTATTTGGATTATTAGCTTTTGTTATTTTATCAACATGTAATTTACCTTGAATTTCAATATTTTTCATATAATTATATTTTATTAATTATCTTTATTAAATATTTTCATTTAATTGAGTCAATTGTTCAAGATAATCTGATAATTCTCCGATTAAAGTATTTGTGCTATGAATTATCATGTCCATTTTTTCAAAACTATTTTCATACTGTGGCAATATTTTTTTCTTATTATTAATTAATCCTCTAGTAATTAAATCTACATAATAATCACTTAATAGAATTTTCCGATGCCAACATTTAAATGCTTCTTCATCAAAATAATTGGGATCCCAAATTTCTATTGATTGTTTTAA